CTACGCCGCTCGACCATGCGCCACCACAACCCGGCGCTGGCCGGCCTGGAAAACGACTGGATCCAATCCGATGCGGAACAGGTGAGTGCATTGCGGCGGGCATTGGACCAGTTGGTGTGAGCATGCGGATTGGCCTGCTTCGCTGATCAGATTTTTACATAATATACATTGCTGCCATTCGGCAGCCTGCAAGCCATTGATTTGACTTGCCTTTACGTCCCGCGGCATCGAGGCGCCGACCAGTATCAGCAGCGTCATTGCAGTACTGGCTACGGCCTTCCATAGCGCCTTTACCCGAGCCGTCGGGGCCGTCTCCATTTCGTGCGCCGCGACGGTCGCGCGCACGTCCCAGCCCAGCACCTGGGCACAGCCGATCACGGCATCGACGTCCATGTCCCGCTTTCCCAGCTTGTAGTTGCTGAAGCGGGCAATTGAGAGCCCGCATCGCTTTGCGATGGCGGTTTCCGACTCTCCGGCGAACTTTTCAAACAGCGCTGCCAGCAATTTTTCTTGCGTCGTCATTTCGACACCTGTTGACACTCCATCGACAACAGTTTATACATTGCCCGCCCTCAACGGACGTTGAGGGATTCCGCCCGCCGGCTCCCCCTGCCGGGCCCCCTCCCCCGGGGGGGGGGGGGGG